CAAGCTTATTTGATTAAGGTTGGGTAGGGTATGGGGTTTCTATTCCTCGCCCCTCGGGCGAAATCCCTCCTCGCCCGCCGGCGATAGAGGCTCTCTCCCGCCCTGCGGGCCCACACTTGAGACATGCCGCGCCTGCGGCCACTAATTCTTAGGCTCTCGGTAGTGTACCCACACTTGGATGTGGTGCGCCACAGCGTTAGCGATGGAAGCACTTCCTGCGGCAGCGAACATAGAGTCGAACCAGAAACAGAGGAAGATCGGTGTCTGTGCACTTGTGCCCACTCCTGACGTAAACGCGATTTGACGGTTGATCTTCATGTATTTTTTGACTACTTTGTAGTCGGCTCCTCCTCCACCTCGTCCTCCGCCGGTAACGGCGCCATCTCCGGAAGAGTTTAAGACGAATCGCTTATGCATGAGGATGTTGAACTTGTCTTTGTTGATAGGATTGCAGTGGAACTGAATCGGATTGTTGGTGGTATTAAATGTCCTTTCTCTCTCGGTTACCGTACCTCCAAGGTTACGGAAGAATGACCCAGTTGGTACGTCCAAGGCATTTTTTGGATTGACGATCGCGTAGTTGCACGTAAGAGGATCGGTCAGTTTGTTGCGGACGAAGCCGCAGATTTTGATCCCCCTAACGTTAATGATATTGTTCTGGCGGTTAAGGATATTTGTATTGTCGGTGGTTCGGTCAATGTCCGTAAGGACAAAGTTATTCAAGAGACGAGTCCCGAGTAACTGTGGATTTGAAATTGTGACGTGAACCTTTGTATTGGATGCCCCCACGCGTTGCGCGATTGCCCTCGGAGTGAATTCCATTCGCTTTCTTTTCTTAGGCCGCGCCGCGAGTCGGCGGCGCCCTGACTGGAACTTGCGTCTGTAACGGATACCACGAGCACGCACGCCGGCATAATATTTATAGTTTTTACGGTAGCGTGTGTACGCCATGCCGCCCTTTTTCTTGATATATGGCCACGCGTAATTATCGAAAAGCCATCCGGCTGTTGTGCCTGCCTTAAAGTATGCCAAATTTTTCCCCGACATTTTTGAAAGTGAGCTAGTACTATTATTACCTAGCTCACTTATTCCCCTTTCACTTTCGGCGGTCTCACTTCTGCCCATAAAATTGAAAATGGAGAGAGGTAAAGGATTTTGTTTTACAATCAACAATTATACGGCAACCCGTAAACAGGAGCTGTATGACTTGCTACGAGATAAGCATGCCAGTAACGAGATCCACTACGCCATTGTGGGAGATGAAGTCGCCCCCACAACCGGAACAAGACATCTTCAAGGATACGTCCACTTTACTCAACGAGCCCGGATTCGAACCGTCCGCAACCTCATTGTTGGAGGCCATGTTGAGTGTGCTCGAGGATCTCCTCAACAGAACCACGAGTATTGCAAAAAAGATGGATCATTTGTCGAGTGGGGATCCCTGGGAGACATCCCTTTCCAAGGAAAGCGATCAGACTTCGATAAGTTCAAAGAGTGGCTCTTAGAACAGACTACTTGGCCCAGCGACGCTCATATCGCCGCTAATTGGACGGCTTTGTATTGCCGTTACGGAACTCGCCTACTCGAGTTAAGGGGTCTTTTGTACCCTAAGCCCAACCTTGAGAGTGAAGATTACCGCGCTGGATGGCAGCAGGATCTGAAAGAAGAACTCTCGGAAGACGCAGACGACAGGAAAATCAAATTTATTTGTGATGATGAAGGTAACAACGGTAAGAGTTGGTTTATCCGGAAGTACATAACCGATAACGAGGACGGACAGTTTCTTTCTATTGCAAAGCGGGACGATATTGCTCATATGGTCGATGAAACCAAACGTGTCTTTTTATTTAACATCCCCAGAGGTCAGATGCAGTATATGCAATATGGTATCCTCGAGTCTATCAAGGATCGAATGGTCTTCTCTCCCAAATATCACGGAAGGACCAAATTGTTTGTGCACAAGCCCCACGTCGTTGTCTTCTGTAACGAATTGCCCGACCCGGAAGCCCTATCGGCCGACAGAGTTGAAGTTTTAGAACTATAGTTAACATTTATTAAAAACAAGCTTATTTGATTAAGGTTGGGTAGGGTATGGGGTTTCTATTCCTCGCCCCTCGGGCGAAATCCCTCCTCGCCCGCCGGCGATAGAGGCTCTCTCCC